AGTTAATTTCACCACTGCAAAGTCTTGAACATTGAACAGTGTGTTGAGTTTTTTAGCAAGGTTAAAAGCATGGCCTGGATTGCTGAAAGAAACTTTCTTGTATTTGGGTCCTGGATAGTTGGTGGTCATGTTGGATGACTTTAAATTGAAAGGTTTATTTTTGTAAAATACGGCCCATATGGCTTCTGCATCCAAAACCTGTTCAGATTTGTAGTCTTTTTTATTAACATTCTCCAAAAGGATAATGGGTTTGGGTCTGCTCATGTGTTCCTTGTAAAAATGATTAAGCATGTATATTTATGCCTTTTGGTAAGTTTATTTTTTGGTTCTGTGAAAGAACCTCTAATGGAACTGCTTTAAAATAGGTAAAAAACAACAATCAACAGCAGAGTAAGTGTAGACAGCAGGCTCACACAAAGCAGTGGGTAAAACGCCTTTAATTTGAATCTAATCCACATGTTTTCACCCTCTTGTTGGAAGTATTCAGGAGCAGTCATGTAGGGATTGAAATGGTTGTTGGGCAGATTGGTACTGGCTATTTGTTCTATTTCTTTGTCAGTGATGCTCACAGTTTGCCCCCATCCATTTGTACCTGAATCACTTCATCCTTGTCTTTCTTGCTGAGTAAATCTTCGTAATTTCCAGCCAGTCTGCTCATCACAATGCCCAATGCGTAGGCCACATTTTTGGCAGTGGTGATATCGATTCGCACTTCTTTTTGATTGCTTTGATCAGCCACTTTGATCTGTTGTATCAATTGTTGTATGGGTGCTGTGTTAATTGGTGTGTTGCTCATTGATATTTCCTTCCTGTTTGTTGGCACTGCTGAGTTCCTGTTTCATCTCCAGCAATGTTCTGAATGGTCCTTTGTTGGGATACCTGTCTATGGTGAGCAGTTTGGGACAGAAACTTTTGACCCATCCTTTTTCAAATTTAATAACATAATATCCAGCACAATACAATGATTTGGATTTTTTACTTTTGGTAAACAATGGTAATTTTTTTTGCACATCAAACACAGGATTACAAGGTTCAAATTTAGTGGGATATCCATACACAGAGTTTGCATCCACAGCAGGATCTTGTGACACAGTCACAGTGGTATTTCCCCACAGCCAATCTCCTTTGAATTCCTGTCTCAATTGTTGCTCATTGTCAAACATGCGACTGCCTGAGGCACAACTGAACATGTATCTGTGATCTTCCTGACGGCACAGTGTGCCCAGTTTGATACCTTCAGATTCCAATATCCAAAACTTACCATCCAATATGGGTTTGGCAATCACTGTCATGCTGTGACCTCTTCTGTTATTTTATATTTGGCATTCAATGGCTCAGCATAACTCTGTGCTTGATCCACAATTCTTTGCATGTCCCATTTGGCACAAAATCTAATCAATTTGATTCCCACTTGTTCCACTGCTTTGGGGTTGGCTGCTTCTGCCACAGTTTGAGCCATAATTTGTTTTATTTCATCTGGTTGTGCTCGTAAATCGCACAATATAACATTTCTATTGTAATCATCCAATACTCTGTGCTCTACTCCTTCATGATCCATCCAACGTTGCAACATCATGTTGTTCCAGTTAAACCCTTTATTTTTTCTATCTTCATATGCTTCACGCAATCCTACTTTGGTCTTGGTTCCTTTGGTTCTTACTCCTGGAAAAGCAGAAAATATATTGTCTGTGCTGTCTCCACGCACACATTTTTCAAACAATTGCCATTCTGGTTCAGGTGCTGTTTTGTTTTCACCTGTTTTTTTATCTTTTACAGGATTACCTTTTTGATCAAAATAACCTTTATCAGTGATGGTCACTTCTGAAATACCATTGTATTGTTTCACATTGGGAGCAATCAATTGTGCAAAATCACTGTCTGTGCTGATGATCACGTGCTGGTCTTTGGGATGAGCTTGTATCCAAGCAGAGATTAAATCATCTGCTTCTAATCTTGGATTTTGCAACACTGTGCAATTGGTCTTAGTTTGTATAAATTCTTTAAAATTATCAAAAGTTTCCCAAAATATTGTTTCTTCTTCTTTTTCTTTGGCTGTGAGTGCTGCACGAGCATCAGATCTATTGCGTTTGTATGGAAGATAATAATCTTTGCGCCAACTGCGTCCTTCCAAACAGAATACCACATGGTCTCCTTTGAAATCTTTCCATACTTTTCTTACACCGTTAAGAGTAATATGTAGAGCCATACCAATCTTATCATTAAGACTTCCGTCAGTTACGTGACGTGATCTAAAAAATACATTGGCTAAATCCACAAGCAAGTAGGTCATTAACTGATTTCCGATCTATCTTTTCCTAATTTGTTCACATTGATGTATCCAGCATCACGTGTGGCGTCCTGTCCTTGATCCTTCAGCACGTTTCTAGTGACTTCTTTAAACCAACCTTCCACTATTTCTTCATTGGTTTCACCTTTGTAACCTGCATCTAATAAATCCTCTATGAAAGCATTGTTCCAATCCAGTTCAAAAAATCCATTTCTGATGTTTTCTTTGTTCACGTGAGTCTCCAACACTGCCACCCAAGGCTTGCCTTCTTTGGTTGCTGCTTCTTTTTCACGCAACAATGCTTGATGTGATTCGCTTTTGTTTTCTGTTGTGTCTTCTTTTTTAAATATTTTTTTAACTTTATCAAATATTCCCATATCTTTTTGCTCCATTATGTACCCCATGCGTTTTTAAACAATGGCACTTGTAATCTATCACTGTATCTATATCCCATCTTCATTGCCAGTTCTGCCACTGTTCTATTGTTCATATGATAGACACTTTCTACTCCACCCACAGGCATCAAATAAACTGATCCCGAGAATCCTGCTTTACGATAATCAGCCACTGCTTGGAATGCCTCATCAGCATCTTCCTTGGTGGCCACCACAAATTTCAAATACACATGCCCTACATCTCCATATTCTGCCACCACTTCAGGCAGTATAGCTTCTTCACGTTTTTCTCCGCTCACACTTAATTTTGCACTCACAGAGAATGATATGGATTCTTTAGTTCTACCATTCTTCTGATTCCATTGAGTCAAATAATCTTTAAAATCTTTGTGTAGTTTTTGTGTGCCATTGGTTTCAAAAGTGATCTCTTTTAAAGCCTGCATCTTTGCATGTTCCAATACATCTGGATAAGCACGTTGCCAACCCAGCAATGGTTCACCGCCTGTGAATATAAAATGTTCATCCACCCATTGTTTGTGTGGCAATATTTCCATTGTTCTTTCCACAATAGCATCTGATGTCAGCATGGGAGATAAATCTTTGAATCGAGGATCCCAAGATGCATACGAATCACAGCCTGTGTTCACCAATGGCAATTCTTCATAGCTTTTAAAAGGAAATTGTTTGTGCTGTTCAAATACTTTGTCATTCTCATCACTACGCATGCCTCGAGGCAAACCAAAACCAGCACAAGTAAAGTTGCAGCCAAATGTTCTCAAAAACACTGAAGGCACACCCATGTACCTGCCTTCTCCTTGTATGCTGTAAAATAATTCTGCTATTTTAATTTTGCTCATTATACTAATTCCTCTACCACTCCTAATAATTCTGCCAGTATGAATAAAAATCCAGCAGTAATAAAGTTACCAAATATTAAACTAATGCCTGCAATGATTCTAAATGCACTCTTGATTAGTGACACATAGAAATGACCTTTACTGGTGTCTTTAGGCTGTATGTTCATGTTTGTTTTCTTTCAAAGGAATTGACTCACATGAATCAATGTAATCTCCTTGGCTGTGATAATCTCTCTTCACTGTTTCTTTGTACAGCACACCATCTTTAACTTTGTAAGTGATTAATTCTTGTTTGATAATACCTGTGGTATCACCTCCGAATGCTGCGTAAAATGGTCCTTCTTTATTGGTCATCTGTGTCTCCTATCTTGGTGCAAATTGTTGTTGCAGGTTAATATTATCCATAAATTCTTTTTTAGTGCCAGCATCATCTTTGAAAGCACCTTTTAACACAGTGGTCTGAGTCAATGAACTGTGTGCCATTATGCCTCTGTTTTCACAACAGCCATGTGTGGCTTGTATGTACACTCCTAGATCTTTGGCTCCAGTGGCCATTTCAATCTCATTGGCAATGTCATTGCACAGTGCTTCTTGCAGTGTGCCTCTTCTAGCACACCATTGTGCTATTCTTGTGTATTTGCTCAATCCTATCACTTTGCCATTGGGTATGATTCCAATGTATGCTACTCCGCTCACTGGTTGATGATGATGACTGCACACTGATTTTAATTCACTACGCACCACCAACATGCCTGTGTAGGCATTTTCTCCCACATTGGGAAATGCTGTGGCATCGGGTCTGGATTCATATCTTCCACTCATTAATTCTTTCAAATACATCTTGGCCAGTCTGTGTGCTGTGTTTTTACTATTAGGATCATTTTCAGTATCAATCACAAGACTGTTTAAAACAGATTTGAATGATTCTGTTAATTCTTTTTCCAATAGAACCAGTTCATCTTTTTCAACATAGGCTGAAATATTATCATCAGCATGATAATTCACACCAGCCTCAATCAGTCTTTGTTTAATCTTTTCTGATACTTTCATTATACTCCTTATATTGTACTATTTTAACAGATTTGTTCCAGTTTGTCAATGATTTGTGCCAAAACAATTTGGTTTCCTTCATCATTGTAATGATTAATCTCCCCTCTGTAGTTAGGCCAGATCATACTGAAGTCCAACAGATTCTGTTCCTCAACAAAATGGTTACTGATACCAAAATTATCTATGTGTAGACTGGTGATTTGCTCCAGTTTTCTGTTGATATCTCTGCGTATCAATCTGTAGATGTCTTTTTGGTATTGATCATCATAGTGATACTTGAACCAATTTTTAGCAGTGTCTAAACTTTTATTGAACCAACTGTTGCGAGATTCAATGTCATTCCATATGAGATCACAATCTTTGTGCAGTCCTTCTTTGTGTATGGGATGAACGGGAGTGTGTACTCTGCTGGGACTGGTATGACACACAATCACACAATCATAGTCATGCTGCCACCAAGGATTTTCTTTGGTAAAGTTTAGCAGTTGTCTTAATATTTTATATTCGCCCACACCTGCCTGAGCCAAATTGGTCACATCATGTTGTTGAGCCAATTGAGCGGGCCATCCAGCAAGGCCATTGGGCCACTCACAAGCAAAACTATCACCAATGATTAGGATTTTTTTTGATTTTTTAGCCATGGTATGTATCTTTCCACAATCGTTTTGTGATATTCTGTATTGTAATGTTCTTTGTCATGCAGCAAATATTTTTGAGGATCAATGCCATTGTCCAACATATATTGCTCAACAGTTTTTTCTGCTACTGTGGTATTTTTTAATGCACCGTAATATTCCAAACTCTTGGGCCATTTCAATCTATTCATAAAATTAAACACATAAAGTTTGGCATTGTTTTCAGCACAAATTCTATCCCAAGCAAACACATTCAATAAAAAATCACGTCTTTCCAAATGTGTGTTCAATTCAAAAAATAATTTTATCTCCATAAATGTGTTTTTTCTTATGTCTGGTTGTTGCAATCCATCTGTTTCAGAAATTTTTAAACCTGGAAATTTT